TTTTTAACTATAAATATACACTATAACAACGTCTGTGTCTACATATTTATATACGCAGATTTTGGGGTAATTTGAAAACATGGATCCAGAAAAACTAGTCGAACAACTTATTGATCAACTGAAAAAAGACAGGACGAATCTTACCAAGGTTGTGTCCGCAGAACTGTCAAAAGTTAAAGGATTACGTGATTTTACCAAATTTGAGTCAGAACTCAAGAAGAGTGCCAAGAATTTAAAAGAGAACAACGACCTTAACGACCAAGAAATTGATCAGATAGAGAAACTACTAGACAAGCGTAGAGATCTCATGGCCAGCGAGGACAAACTGTCCAGAGCGTTTGGCAAAGCCTTCGTGCAAATGGGCACCAACGCAACCAAGAGCATAGCCTACGGAAATGCGGCGGGCACAGCCACAGAATTTGTGCAGAAGTTTGCTTCGGCGGCAGGACGAGGTAGTGGAAAATTAAGCGACCTTGGCGAATCACTAGAGGCATTCGGTGTAGTAGGCGAGAGGCTCAATCAACTTTTAAAAAGAATTGACAACAACATAGAGGCGTTCAGGACGCTGTCACAGACCGGTGCGTCTTTCGGACAGAGTATCATAGGATTAAGGAACGCGGCGGCCGAGGCAGGATTGCCTGTGACCGACTTTGTTAATCTAATAGCGGACGGACGTGAAACATTAGCGGCACTATTTGGATCAACAACAGCAGGAGCCAGAGAATTCGCTGGCCTGGCCAACGCTTTCAGAAGAACTAACAGAGACGTATTGGCACCGTTGGGATTCACGGTAGAGGAAGTCAACGACCTATTGTTGACAAACCTTAACATATCGAGAAGGACCGGCATATTCCAGAACCAATCAGTGATGGACAACATCATAAGCAGTAGACAGTTCGCAATAGAACTAGACAGATTGGCCAAACTGACAGGACAACAGAGGTCAGAACTAGCCAAGAACATAGAACAGAGTTTGAACAACGAGAGATTCCTCGCAAGATTAAATGAATTAGACAAAGATACCAGAGACTCATTCCTGAGATTCAATTCAGTAATAGAAGGTGCGGCGCCTGAACTTGGAGCAGGCTTACAAGACTTGATAGCGAACTCCGGAGTTCCTGTCACCGATGCCGCATTGGAACTGGCGCAGAACATTCCACAGTTGGGAGACATCATCAGACAACTGGAGAGTGGACAGATCGACACATTCGAGGCTTTGGAACTTGTCAAGGACGCGGCCAAGGACAGTAACATTGCGTTGGCGGGTGTTGCCAAGACAGGAACAGTCGACTTCACTAGATTATTTGCCGCTATCAACAAAGTGGCTTCTTTGGAACTTGACAGGGCGGCTGTACTGGCGGAGCAGGACCAGAGTGAGGCATTCACACAGGGTGTCACTGCGTTCGAGGACGCTTCAAAAAGATTAGCAGGTGTTACATCACAGTTCGAGACATCATTCTTTGATGTGCTGGGACCAATCATAGGCACAGGCGCGGACGGACTTAACTTTGCCCTAGACAAAGTAGGAGACCAGATCAAAGACCTACCAACTGGAGTCAAGGCGACATTGTTTGCTTTTGGACAGGTGTTAGGAGGCGTAGTGGACTTTGCGAAACAACAGGGAGCCATCATAGGAGCAGTGGCAACAGGAACATATCTGGGTAATCTAAAAGCAGGTGGCGGAGTAGGCGGATTCATAGGAAAAAGCGGAAAATTTATCGGTAAGGCAGGTGGGGCCACTATTGGAGCGACTGGTTTGTATAGCAGTTATCAGTTGGCATCTCAGGCCGAAACACCCGGTCAGAAAGCAATGGGGATTGCCGGAGGAGCGGCCAGCGGTGCACTGTTAGGAGCCACAGTTGGATCACTTATACCTGTAATAGGTACGGCGGTGGGTGCAGTTATTGGCGGTCTATTAGGCGCGGGTACTGCCGCATTTGGTGCCTCAAGACAGACAGGTACACTCGGAGAAACAGGATTTTACGCAGAGACCAAAAACAGAATGGTCAGCGTTGAGCGTGGTGAGAGGGTTCTATCCCCGACAGAAAACAGCCAATATCAAAGTGCCATAGCATCAGGTGGCAGTCTGCAGACTGCATTATCTAATCTCGACACTCAGATGTCGTCACTAAACGGCAACATTACCAAACTCTATCAAGTCAACGCTAACAGCCTAGATCGTTTAAATAACCTAGTATCACTGACTGTAATTGGTAATGATAGAACAAATATAACAAACAAAAGACTTGCTGATGTGGGTCAGGATATGTTAACATAGACTATGGCTTGGAAAAAATATTTTAAAGACGCAAACTTATCTCCTATATCGGGAGAAAAGAATCCGCAATTCGCAAAAAGAAATTACAGTTCTTATCTACCGGATGTCTACACTGGACACCCTAACAGAATACAGAGATACTTCCAGTATGATCAGATGGACGGTGACTCGGAAGTAAACGCCGCACTGGACATTCTTGCAGAATTCTGCACACAGCAAAATCAAGAAAACGAAACTCCATTCGATCTTGTTTTCAAAGATGATGTTATAGAGTCAGAAGTAAAACTTCTTAAAAAAGCATTACAGCAATGGACAAAAGGAAATCAATTCAAGAAAAGATCTTTTAGAATTTTTAGAAACGTATTGAAATACGGTGACTGTTTCTTTGTCAGAGACCCGGAAACCAACAAATGGTTGTATGTTGACCCTGCTAAAGTTGATAGGATCATTGTTAACGAGTCCGATGGCAAGAAGCCAGAACAATACATAATCAGAGATATAAATCCAAACCTACAAAGATTGAGTGCCACGCAGGTTACACCTAACCAAGTTTATGGCGGAGCAGGTACTACAGGCAGTGGACCTTATCATGCCAACTATGCAGGTGCGGGTTATGGATACAATATTAATTCTGGTGCAGGTGCACAACAAGGACAAGGCGGAAGATTCTATAGAACAATGAATCAGTATGCCATAAATGCTGAACATGTGGTACACATGAGCCTTTCAGATGGCTTAGACAATCTTTTTCCTTTTGGTCAAAGTATCCTGGAACAGATATTCAAAGTATACAAACAGAAAGAATTACTAGAAGACGCAATAATAATCTACAGGGTTCAAAGAGCACCTGAAAGACGTGTGTTCTACATCGACGTAGGTAACATGCCTACTCACTTGGCTATGCAGTTTGTTGAAAGAGTCAAGAACGAGATTAATCAAAGAAGAATTCCAAGCACATCAGGAGGTGTCAACTATGTTGATGCCACTTACAACCCAATGAGTATCAATGAAGATTACTTCTTCCCACAGACAGCGGAAGGCAGAGGATCTAAAGTTGACACACTTCCAGGCGGTACTAACCTGGGTGAGATAGATGACTTGAGATATTTCACTAACAAACTTTTCAGAGGTTTGAGAATTCCTAGTTCTTATCTGCCAACAGGTCCAGATGACTCACAACAGCAATACAATGACGGAAGAGTTGGAACTGCTTTCATACAAGAACTACGTTTCAACAAATACTGCCAAAGATTACAGTCAATGGTTGCTCCTATATTCGACGAGGAATTTAAGTTATGGATTAAGAACAAAGGATACACAATTGACAATTCTATGTTTGAAATAAAATTAAATCCACCACAAAACTTTGCTCAGTACAGACAAACGGAAATGGATCAAGCGAGAGTCGGCACTTTCACACAGGTCGCTGAACTACCATACATGTCAAAAAGATTTGCATTGAAAAGATATCTTGGCCTATCTGAGGAAGAAATGGCTCGTAACGCAGAACTATGGGCAGAAGAAAACGCTATTGCACAGAAAAGACAGACTAAATCTACTCAATTGAGGACAGCGGGTGTTTCACAAGCAGGAATAACCAGTGACCTAGATCAATTTGAGGAGCCTGAAGCAGAAGCAGGAGCACCTGAACCGGGAGGACCTGGATCAGTACCTGGTGCTACAGGACCAACAGGAGGCACAGGCACACCGGGCACAACACCTGGAGGCGGCACTGGCACGTAATAAATACCGTTATGAAACTAAATGAATTTTTTACATATGGCGAAGAAGGCAGGGAAGAATTAAAAAACTACAATCCTGAAGACGACATATCAGTTTTAGATGATGGCGACACTAGAAAAACTAGGCTACGATTGATAGACATCAATAAAATGCGTAGAGCCTCTGAACAACACGACGACGAACAAAAACAAGAAGCCGAATTTGTACAAAAAATGTACGGGCAACCTGCTACAGATACAGACAATTTGATATAATAATGAATGCGACAGCATTTATAATAGGCAACGGCGAATCCCGATTAGACTTCAACATTATAGACCTCAAGGGCAAAGGCACCATATATGGTTGCAATGCAATTTACAGAGATTATCCACATTTGTGCGACAATATCATGGCTGTAAATTATCCGATGTACATGGAAATACACCAAATGAAACAGGAAAACAACTATCGTTTTAATTTGCTGGGCGTGGGCGATATAGAAAATTGGAACTACACAATTAATGGAGAGAATTTGAAAAAGGAAAAACCTCAAGGTCTGACATATTACGCTAGTTACAGTCGTGGTAAAAAAACAGCAATGAAAAAAAGATCAAAGGATTTTAGAAAAACAAAAGGATCAGGTTGTACTGCTGTCTTACATGCCGCATTGCAAGGATACAATAAAATTGTGATGCTTGGATTTGACATGATAGGAAAGATTAATCCTGACGAAAACGATCTAGAAAACTGGCAAAACAATGTTTACAAGAACAGCATCAATTATCCATCCAGAGCAAAACAAAAAAGTTATCTCATATACGAATGGCTTTTCCATCTGACACAGACTTTCAAGAGATTTCCTGAAACAGATTTTTTCATGTTCAACAGCAAAATTAATCTTGACTACAACACTCAATATAAATTATACTTTAATAAAGCACCGCGTAACGTCAGATGTGGCACATATGAGCAACTGTCACAGATGTTACAAGGTCAGGAACAAAACATCGACTGGATTTACTATTAATGAAAACAGCATTTGTACTAGGCAACGGAGAATCTCGCAGAGGTTTGAAAATCACAGAACTAAAAGAGAGAGGCACAGTTTTTGCCTGCAACGGTGTGTATAGAACAGACACACCAGACTACTTGATAGCCGTAGATCCTAAAATGATTTTTGAGATATGTGAGACAGGATACCAAGAAAGAAATCAAGTTTGGTCAAATTACAACGCTCAATACGAGAAAAAAGCGAATATTAGAGATTTTGTGCGTTGGTTTCAACCTAGTCTGGGATGGTCAAGCGGGCCAACAGCATTGAGAATGGCGGCAGAAAAGGGATTTGATGAAATATATATCCTAGGTTTTGATTATCAAGGACACTCTGTTAATGAAAGACACAAGCAATACAAGTTCAATAACATTTTCAAAGACACTAGAAACTACAAAAAAAGCCAGGACGAAGCGACTTTTTACGGCAACTGGATGAACCAAACAAAAAGGGTTTTCTCCGATTTTCCTAAGCCAAAATTCTTTAGGGTGATTCCAAAAGGATGGTTTAAACCACACGACTTGGAGTTCTCTGAAAACTTTAAACACATAGATTACGAAGAATTCTGTAAGATACATAGTATAACCAAAGAAAACACTAAAAAATAGCCGTAAATTAGGCCATTTCTGCGTTCTTTCCTTAAATACAAACACTTATAAGTAACAAACTTGCCAAATAAAGGAGCACGTGTAATATGTCAAATAAATTTGAACAATTATTAGATTTGCTAGTAAACGAAGAGACTGAAAAAGCGGAATCGTTATTTCATGAAATCGTAGTAGAGAAGTCAAGAGACATCTACGAAGGTCTAGCAGAAACTACTGACGAAACAGCAGTAGAATCAAAAGAAGAAACTTCAGAAGATAAAGTTGAAGAGACTGCAGAAGATAAAGTTGAAGAAACTGAAACTGAAAAAGCAGTTGACGAAGCAACTAAAACTGATGAAGGCGAAGAAGTTGAAATCGAAGAGACTTCTAAAGAAGAAGCAACAGAAGAAAAAACTGACGAAGCAGAAAAAACTGAAGAAGAAGCAATCGAAGAAGTTGGCGGAGACGCTACTGACGAGTTAGTTAAAGACATTTCTGCTGAAGAAGAAGGTGAAGGCGATAAAGCCGCTGATGATATGGGTATGGACATGGACAAAGATGGACAGGCCGATGCAGATCATGATCACGAAGACACAGAAGAAAGAGTTGCTGACTTAGAAGACGCTTTAGATGAACTTAAAGCAGAATTCGAAAAAATGATGGCCGGCAAAGACGGTGACGACATGGACAAAGATGAGTCAATGGAAGCACCAATTGAAGAGCCAATTGCTGACGAAATGCAACCAATGGAAGCAAAGCACGACATGAAGAAAAAAGAAAAAATGGATGAATACAAAATCCAGAAGTCGGCGGACAATGCAGATCATTCGGATGCAAAAGGATCTCCAGTAGCCTCAGATAACAAGCCAGTAAACAGTGCGAACGCGAAAGAAATCGCAAAAGGCGGAGCAGAAGAAAAAGGAAGACCGGCTCCAACTGCACAGAAAATGGCGGACTTTGAGAATACTCCGGGTAAAGACAAGTCTACTTCATACAAGAAGCAAGGCAAGGCTGACACGGCAGATCATTCAGACAAATCAGCAAAATCACCAGTTGCTTCAAAGTAATTGTTGATTAAGGAGAGTCAGGATGTCATTATATCTTAGAGAACATTTAACCTTTGATCAGGCCAGAGTACAGGTATTGCACGAGGGCAAAGACGGCAAGGATTTGTACATGAAAGGGATCTGTATTCAGGGAGGCATTAAGAATGCCAATCAGAGAGTGTATCCTGTCAACGAGATACAGACAGCAGTAAAAACACTCAATGATCAGATTGGTTCGGGTTATTCAGTTCTAGGAGAAGTAGATCATCCAGACGATTTAAAAATTAATTTGGACCGTGTTTCACACATGATTACTGAAATGTGGATGGACGGTCCGAATGGATACGGCAAAATGAAAATTTTGCCAACACCAATGGGTCAACTTGTCAAAACAATGTTGGAATCTGGTGTGAAACTAGGCGTGTCAAGCCGAGGTTCTGGTAACGTATCAGAATACGGTGGGGGCGAGGTTTCAGACTTTGAGATTATAACAGTTGATGTTGTGGCCCAACCTTCGGCACCAGGTGCTTACCCAACGCCAATTTACGAACACCTAATGAACACAAAAGGTGG